GTCTCGGAACTGGTGGTCGCGAGAACGATCGGATCGTTGCTGCCGGGATTAGGAACGCCGAGCTTGCGTGAGTAGACCGGCAGGCCGGTCGTCGCTGGACCAGGCGTCGAGCTTCCGGTGATTGGATTGCCGCTGCCGTCGACCAGGCCAGTCGCCAGGCCGATGTCGGTGAACCGCGGCGCGTCGGTGCCGCAGAAGATGACCCGGTTGCTGGTATCGCCGGCGACCGCGCACTGCGCGACGTCGACCTCGGTGGCATACGCGCCGAGCGCCGACGCGGCCCACTCTAGCCAGTAGGCCTCGGCGAGCAGGTAGATCGAGACGGGTGCCGACGTGTCGCCGCTATGCGTCGCGACGAAATCCTGCCAGGCCTCGAGTGCCCCTGACAGCAGCCGCGCGTTGACCGCGGACTGCGACATGCCATCAGGCAGTTGATCCGGGGTAAGGCGTGGCGCCTCACCCTTGAACTCCATGATGTTGATTGCCACATGACCTCAGATGGCAAACGCGCGCCCGCGCGCTCGCACGCTGCCGCGCTGGTTGCTGCGGGCAACATCGGCGCGCGCGTTGGCAACGCCGTCCTCGAAAATCTGCGCGTGCCAGTCGCGCTCCCGCGGGTCGAACCAGTCCTCTTCCTTCGCGCCGTACAGATAGGCGAGCGCACCCGATTCGATAAACCTCTTCCACTTCGTCATCAGCGCGACCGGCAGCTGTGTGGCCGTCGTCGTGAGCTCGAGGACCACGCCGACCTGCACCGCATAGACCTTGTCGGGTATCGGGTAAAAACCGATCTGCCCTTCAGGCACGTAGAACACGTTGCTCGGCATGGACGGCGCGCGGTTCTGATCTATGTACTCGGGCGCCGTGTAGCCGATCGGAGTCCATGCCCCCTGTGGCTGCGATGCGCTGATGCTGTTCGGCTGCTGGATCGCCGCGCCGTTCAGGTCGATGATCTCGAACTGCGCGTTCGTCTCGGTCAGCGTGTAGATCCCGACATTGACCGTCGGGCTCGGCGTGATGACCGCGGTCGACATATTGATCTGATCGCGGAACCACTTGCTGCGGCGCATGAAATCGATCGCGGCGCGCAGCAACGCTTGCTCATGTACCAGGTCCGGAACCGACTTCAGGATTGAAGAAACGTGCGGCACGTAGTTGATGATCGGCGCAAGCGCCTGGCTGATCGGCGGCTGCGGCGCGACCGCGGCGGATGAGATTGCAAAGTTGGCCATTTACTTTTCGCTCGCCGCGGTTGCGACGTCCTGCATTGCGGCCAGCTGCGCCTGGTTCGTTCCACCCATGCCAACCCACCGCTCGAACGCTGAGTACAGCTGGGACGACTTGACGAGATCCTGGCGCCTGGAATTTTTCGCGTAAGCCTCGGCACAGACGTATGCCCACAAGGCGGCGCGGTACACGTCCGGAACCTGGCATAGATCGCCCGACCCGGCGACCGCGTTCGGCACCGCACCGAAGAGCGCGGTGACAGCGCCGGTCCCGGTGTTCGGTGGCGTAACGTGGAAGATCAGCGGCGAGCGCAAATCGAACATCGCCTCGGTGACATCGACGGTCGGGGTTGCTGCGCGCCAGGTCGGAATCATCTGATCGAGCAGGCGAAGCACGCCCTTCGTCACGGCGTAGCCGGACGCCGTGTTGAAGTAGACGTCGAGCAGCTGCAGGCCCTGCGGGTTCGATGACGGCAAGGTTTGAATCGTGCCGGCGACCAGCGGTATCGACCCGACGATCGGGTTGATGTCCCGCTTGAGCATCGCCGCGGCCAGCAGGCCGGAAGTCAGATAGCCGTACAGCTCAGCGTCGGACCAGGCAACGCCGGGTTCAGGATCGAGCAACGTGTTTCGCACGTCGCCGATCACAGTCCCGGCGGTGAGCGACACTTACGCGGCCTTCTTCACGTTCAGGCCGGCCGCGGCTTGCTTGGTTTGCTGCTGCTGCGCGGCCATGCTGTTCGCCTTCTGCTCGGCGATGATGCCCAGCGCGACCTCGCGCACCCGCTCGACCGGCAGACGCTTGTCGATCGTCTTGCCGTACTCGTCGCTGATGTACTCAATGACCGCGGCCTTGTCGGCGGTCGACAGGTCGAAGGTGGCCTCGGGCGCGTTCGGCGTAATCATCACGCCGCGCAAGTAGGCCAGGCGCTCCTCGAGCGTCGCGTCGATCTTGCCGTGGTACGGCCGCAGCTTCCCCTGCGATTGGAGAATGCCGATGTCGTTGGCCATGCAAACATAGCCGTCGTCTCTGATGCAGAGGATTTGCACTCGTTGCCTCCCCGACCCCTGCGGGTCGCGTTGTTGGCCTGATAGCTGCATTGCGGTGCCTCATTGGAAAGGTGGGGCGGAATCCGCCGCCCCTCGGTTGTAACGCACCCGCCAGAATTAGGCGCCCGATGGAATCCCGGTGATGCTGGACCCGCCGGTCGATCGGTGCTTGATCCGGCCTTTCTTGCCGCCACCGCCGCCGCCGTTGTGCAGCGCCTGGTCGGCGCCGCCCTCGCGGTCCGAACCGACGTCCTTCGGGTCCGGCTGACCGGAGTCCGGGCCGGCGGTGTGCTTGTCGGCCATCTGCGGCTGGTAAATGAACCGCATCTTCGCCTTGCCCGACGCGAGCTTCATCTGGCGCTCGATCGTGGTGGGCGGCATCACGGGCCGGTGCAGCACCCCTTCGCCAAGCTGCGGGTCGTCCTGTTCGTAGACCTTGGGGATGCCGGGCTTGCCCCCAGCGTCCGCTACGTTGTGCTTCATGGTTGATTCCTTCCTGGTGGGAGACGCACCGACCAGCTGGCCGGCGCGGTGCTTCAGAGGTTACGGGTGAACGTAGCCCGTGCCAAGGTACGTCGACTGGATCGTCTGGAAGCCGAATACCATCAGCCCCCGGATCAGCCAGCCGAAGTCGCTCGGGTTGTCGATCATCTGCGCCTCGACGATCTGCGCTGCGAACGCCAGGCCGGCCGGGTGGCCGAACATCACGGACCAGCTCGTCGCGACCGCGCCGCCAGGCACGTTCTTCTGGACGTTGCGCGACTGGAACAGGTTGAAGCGGTCGATCATCCCGACCTTCCCGTTCCGCAGGATCGAGACGCCATCACCAGCCAACGAGGCGATCTGCAGGTTGGAACGCTTCACCAGGTTGATGAACCACGGCGTCGCGACCAGCCAGCGGCCCTCGTCCGAGACGTTCGTCTCGTCCAGCGCCTGCCCGCAGTAGGTGATGAAATCGACGACGTTTTCCTGCGAGCCCGTCGCGCCCGTCGGCACCAGCTGCACCGACGTGCCCACCGATCCCAGGTTCAAGTTGCCGCTGTCCTGGCCGGCAGTGGCACCAGTGTTGAACGAGGCGACCTGCGTCGGGATGGTGGTCAGCATGTCCAGGTCGGCCTGGATCTTCAGCTGAATCGAGCCGTCGTTGGCGAACACGTCGGCCAGGTCGAGATCCGACTGGCGCGCGTCGACCATGCTCAGTGCGACGTTGAACGAGTAGGCCTGGTTGATCGCCAGGACCACGGCGTTGCTCGAGGGATACTGCGCCGTCAGCCCAGCGCCGATGATGTAGGGCGAGACGGTGATGTCCGGCACGGTGCGGATGCGAACCTGTGCCCCGAAGCCGACGATGTCGCCTTCGTAATCCGTGGTCGCGATCTCGCCGAACACGGTCGTCTTGTAGAACTTCTCGACGAGCTTGCCGGAGTAAATCTCCGGGTCGAAATTGACCACCCCGCTCGGGGTGTAGTCGGGAACTCCTGCTGCGCGCGGTACGCCTGCCATGCTGATCTCCTGATCGAATTAGGCGTCATAGGAATCTCCGCGCGTTGCTCCCTCCCTCCTGAGTCGTTGAGTCCTTCGTTACCTCGGCAGACCTGGTCCCATGCGCTGCGCGACCCGCTGGTGGAACTCCGCGATTTGCGCGTCGTCCCGGCCGGGCTTCCACTTCCCCGTGTTGATCGCCTTGTATCCCTCGCGAACTTCCGCGTCCGAGATCCGCTGGCCTGGTGGGGCTGGTGGCGCTGAACCGCTCGACGTCGGCTGCGATGTCGGCGTCGTTGGCGGTACCGCCGGCGTCGGGAGTGCTCCCGATGCCTTCAGGAAATTCTGGAAGAAATTGATCGCGCCGGTCGCGTTCTTCGCTGCGTCGTACCGCGCCAACTCCTGTTGCCGTTCAGTGCCGGTATTAGGGTCGATGGTGCGGCAGTAGGCCACGAACTGCGGGTCCTCGTTGATCTTCAACCAGTTAGGCAGTGCGGCAGTCAGTGCGTCGATGAACGCGGTCTGCTTGCGTGCCGCTGCATCTGCGGCTTCCTCCTGATCCTTTTTCGCGCGGCGCGCGACATCGTCGGCAAGAGGTTTCGTCGCCGCCTGGACCTGCGCTTGAACCGCAGGAAGGAGCGCCTTCATGGTGGCGTTGATGATCGCGACTGCACGATCCTCGCCAATATCCTCGAGCTGTTCGGGTGAGATCAGGTCGGCGACCTTGATCGTCGGCAGCTGGTCGGCCGGTGCGGCTGCTGCCGCTGGCTTCGTTTGCAGCTCGGCGATCTGCGATGCGAGTGCCTGGACTTCCGCCCGTAGCGTCTGGACCTGTGCGGCAGCTTTCGTCGCCTCCGCGCGCCGGATACCTTCTACCGCGTTCGCTCGCGCGCGCCAGTAGGCAATGTCGGCATCCTTCTCGGGAGACGGTGCTTGCAACAGGGATTCGATGCTTGGGGCTGGCGGTGCTGGGTTCGGTGCTGCCGCGGCTGATGGATCGACCGACGGCGGTGGATCTGCAGCCTGCGCCCGTTCGGCCAGCAGTGCATCGGCTCGCGCCGCTCGCGCTGCGACCTGCTTCGGGATTCGCAAACTGGTGGGAGAAACGCTCGGAACGGATGACATACCAGGATTCGCTTTCAGCGGGTCAGGCTTACGGACGGCGTCATGGGGCGACCATTAGACCGGGGTCGCGGACCGGGTGCGGATAGCATGGGCTTGCTGCTTCCGGCGTACTTCCTCGAGGGTGTCGTGCGCGCTCCGGATGGCGGCGGCGATCTCGACCAAGACCGTCACCGCTCCTAGATTGCGAAAGACCGCGGGGGCATCGAGTGTCCGCGCCTCGGCTTCCAGTGATGCCTGGTGGCGTTGCAACATGCCGATGATCGTTTGCCCGACGGGCCCGCCACCAATGGCGGCGAGCGTCTGCAATTCGATCGGTTCGAGCACAAGTTGCTTCACGCCGTTCCACTCACGTAAACACGCCGCACCATAGCATCACGGCTTGCGGAAATAAAGCCTTGCTGCTAGCTCGGCCGCGATGCGCTGGTTGCGCTTTCGGCGTTCTTCCTGCACGCGCTCGAGCGCCGCGTCGCCGTCCGCCCGCGCGATGTCCCGCGCGAGCGCCGCTTCCGCCGCCTTGATCGCAGCCCGCCGCTGCGCCTCCACGACCATCTGCTTGAGGCTGGCAATCTCCCGGCGCAGTGCTGCGACCTGCGGGTCCTCTGGCGGCGGTGGCGGCGGCGGTTCCGGCTCCGGCGGCGGCGTCCAGCGCGGCGCTTCCGGTTTTTCCTCTGGCTTCGCGGGCGCGACGACCGTCGGCAGGGTGATCGAGATTCGCCACGGGTCCGGCGCGATCCTGGCCACGACCGGCCCCGGCAGCGGGCCGAGCTCGAGCGCGACGTTCAGCGCGCGCGCGACCGGCGCCAGGCGAAGGACCTCGGCCTTCGTCTTGGCCTGCAGCACCAGGTCCGGCTTGCTGCCCCACTTGACGCCCAGGTTCGCCCACTGCCGGCGCGCGGCCAGCAGCGGGTCGAGTGGGTTCAGGCCGGCCGGAGCGGGTGCTGGCGGGGTCGGCCCTGGCAGGCCTACCGGCTCGCTCTGATCCTCCCACGACTCCCAATCGTCGACGAGGTTGTCGGCGTCCGACCAGTCCCAGGCGTCCTCGAGGTTGAGCGCCGGGTTCGGCGGCACGCTGGCCGGGATGCTCTGCGAATCGTCCTGCCACTCCGGCTGATCGTCGGGTGCGCCTTCGTCGTCCTGCCACGGCCACGCGTCGTCGACCGGGTAGCCGGCAACATCCGGCGGGGTCGGCTGAGAGGTTGGTTCCCCCTGGTGCCACCAGTCGTCGGCGTCGTCGTCGTCGTGCGGCCACTCATCAGGAATCGCCGGGCCGGCAATGAACGTGCCAACCGGCGTCGCGTCGTCCTGCCATTCGGGTGCATCGTCGTGCGCTGCGTCGTCGCCATACCAGTCCCACTCGTCGGTGGGCGCCTCGAGCACCGATTCAGCGGCGATCGCCTGGTCGTCGACCGGGACCTCGTCGGCGACGTCCTCGTCCCAATTCCAGTCGACGTCCGCCGGCGGCGGGATGACGTCGGCCACGACCGGCGCGCTCGAGGGTTCCGGCCACTCGATCCAGTCGTCCGGGACCTCGTCGACGTGGTCCCACTGGTCATCAGGTCCAGGCGTCGTGACTGGCAGGTTGGCGCCGACCGGCATCGCGTCGGACTGCCACGACTCCTGTTCGTCGGCCTGGTCCTCGTTCCAATCCCAATCGACGTCGGCCGGCGTGATGGGCGACTCGGCGGCCGGCGTCGAGTCGGCCTGCCAGGCCTCGACCTCGTCGGCCTGGTCCTCTGACCAGTCCCAGTCGACGTCCGGCGGCGTCAGCGGCGATTCGGCGACCGCGGTGCTATCGGCCTGCCAGTCCTCCCACCGATCTTCGTGGTCCTCGTCCCACGGCCAGTCGAGCTCGAGCGGCGCGACGATCGGGTTCGTGTCTGAGCTGGTGGCGTCCGACGGCAGCTGGTCGGCGAGATCGTCGCCGACGTCCTCGTCCCAGGCCCAGTCGTCGGCGGGCTGGACCAGCACCGACTCGGCGGCGATCGGCGCGTCGTCGACCGCCTGGTCGTCGCTGGCCTCGTCGTCCCAGTGCTGCCACGGATCGTCGGGCGGCGCGAGCGCAACAAAGGTACTGACCGGCGCCGAGTCGTCCTGCCCTTCTGGCGCCTCGTCGAGACACAGGTCGGCGTCGCTCCACGGCCACGCGTCGTCGAGCAGCGCCGGCGCGGCGATCGCGGCGACGGCCACGACCAGGTCGTCGACCAGGTCCTCGGCCGCTTCCTCGTCCCACGGCCAGGGGTCGTCGAACGGAATGGACGGGTTGTTCTGCGTCGGCACCAGCACGGCGGTGAAGAGCACGGTGCCGAACCCGATGCTCGTCACCGTGTTGCCGGTGTGGCTCGTCAGGCTCCCCGTGGTCGGGCAGGGCTGGTCCTGCTGCAGCAGCCCCGCCAGGCCGAACTGGTCCGAGACGTACAGGCGTTGCGTTGCCGCGGTGCCATGCGTGTCGGTGCCGGTTCCGGGACTACCCGACGTGCCGCTGGCCGTCTCGACAAGGGTTACTAGCAGGTCGCCGGCAACGACGGTATTCGGCGCCGAGTTGTTCGAGTCGGTGCCCTGCGCCCACGGCACCGTGGCCAGCTGCCCGGTGCCGCGCACCGACAGGACGTTGTCGTACTCGGTGACGAGTGAAATCAGGTTGTCGCCGGAACTCGACGACGTCAGCGTGATCGTGTGGGTGCCGGGGCTGGCGTTCAGCAGGGTAAATATCTGCCCGCAGTCGACGTTGGCGCCGCCCGCATTGGCGAAGTAGGCGCCAGGCGTGAAGGCCCCGTTGATGCTGCTGCTGACCGTGAACGTGACGTTGATGTTCGTGTCGTCGTAAACCAGGACGACCAGGCACGGCCCCTGCGCCCCCGGCGCGACCGTGATCGTCTGCGCGACCGGAGAATTGCCGGTCGCCTGCCAGACGGTTTGAACCCAGGTGACGGTGTTCAGGACCGGCGCGACGTTGCTGCTGTTCGCTACCGCGTCGTCCTGCCACTCCGGCCAGGAGTCCTCGACCCACTCGTCCCACGGCCAGACGTCCTCGAAGGGCGACAGCCGGTTAACGTCGGCAATCGTTGCCTCGCCTGGCAGCTGGTCCTGGTGCTCGTCGCCGACGTCCTCATCCCACGGCCAGTCGTCGGCCTGCACTGGCGGTGCGACGAACCCGGCATTGGCGCTCGCGTCGTCCTGCGCTTCCGGCGCTTCGTCCAGGCACAGATCCGCGTCGGACCACGGCCACGGGTCCTCGAAGAGCGGTG